ATTTAATAGAAGACCCCTCCAATATAAAGGATTATCCTCCTTATATTATTAATCGTTGTTTGTCAGGACATCTTGATTGTGTAATGTATGCTAATGAGATGAATAAATATTCTTTCCTTGATAAAGATATGCAATATTCATTTTATCTAAATACACTTAGGAAAAAGAAGAGATTCAGTCCCTGGCTCCGTAAGGATAAAGTCACAGACCTTGAAATCATTAAACAATACTATGGTTATAGTAACGAAAAAGCCTCACAAGCTTTGAAAATATTAACCCCCGAACAGATTAAATTTATTAAACAACGACTTGATACTGGAGGAATGAAATGACTGTCACGGCTGAACCTGCTGTTCAATGGTCACAAGATCAGATGGTAGAGGTGGTTTTAAATGAACCAGATGATTTCTTAAAGGTTAGAGAAACCTTAACAAGAATTGGTGTAGCATCTAGAAAGGAAAAGAAATTATATCAGTCCTGCCATATTCTTCATAAGCAGGGAAGATACTATATTGTTCACTTCAAGGAACTCTTCGCTCTTGATGGGAAACACGCTAACCTTACTATTAACGACGTTCAGCGTCGGAATCGTATTACTCGTCTCCTTGCTGATTGGGGTCTCATATCTGTAGTGAACCCTGATTCAGTGTCAGACATTGCTCCACTGAATCAAATTAAAGTTCTTGCTTTTAAAGATAAAGGGGATTGGATATTGGAACAGAAGTATAATATTGGAAAGAAAGGAAAGACGCAGGAAACCGAATAAAATTATAGGGGATTCAACATCCCCTTTTTTTATGGTCTGTGCTATAAATATAGTATGGATGCCGAAAGGATCCACAACACACTCGCTTAATAAGGAGCTACTATTATGGGTAACCTACAAAGGTACACAGCCTCAGATCTTCCTGCATTATTGGAAAGAATCTCAAAGAACAGCATTGGAATGCATGATTATCTTGATCGTGTATTTGATTTCCAAGAACAATCTAATTATCCACCATACAATTTGGTACAATTAAATAATCATGAATCGAAACTTGAAATCGCACTCGCGGGGTTCAAAAAGAATGAAGTCAAAGTATATACGGAATTTGGAAAGTTATATGTTGAAGGTAAAAAAGAAGAATCAAAAGATGTTGGAGAATTTGTCCACAAAGGACTGGCTCAACGTTCCTTCCAACGGGTTTGGACGATCACCGATGATACAGAGGTTGGATCGGTCAGCTTTGATGATGGACTCTTAGTTGTAGATTTAAACAAAATAGTTCCAGAACATCATACTCGAAAAGACTATCTCTAAATAGAAATGAGTTCGAGATGGATCAGACCCCTTTACAGGGGTCTTTTTTATTGCTATAATATGTCCAAATGATTTTTTATTATGAGTGAAGATTTCACTAGGATTGCTAATGCCCTAGAAAGAATTGCTGGAGCATTGGAGCACCTACATATTGAAAAGATAGATCATGCTCATATAGATGATATAGGTGAGATACATGGTGATGTAATAACCCATCCTAAACAATTTTAATTATGTCTGAACAACAGAAACTAAAGTTTACCATTAGACAAGATGGTCATGTGACCGAAGAAGCTACTGGTTTTACTTCTCATCAATGTGTAGAACTTACTAAACAGATAGAGGAGAAACTTGGAACTTTAGAAACCCGTCAATTTAAACCCGAATTCTATTCTAACAATGTCGCACTTCAGCACAATCAAAACCAAGATCAAACACAAACCACAGTTGATTGAAGCATTAGAACTTCTTCAGTATGATGTTCAAGAAGATCAAGAATTAATTAATCCTATTGATCATCAACATGAAAAGGTAAAGGTCGATGTTTCTATTAGTAATGATATTGGATTTCGTTTAAACCAAGAAGGTGTATATGAATTAGTAGCAGACATACAAACTTGGAAAGATCCTGTTCCACCAGCAAGATTTCTTGACAAAGTTACACAACAGTATGCTAGAATGACTTTACACAATACAGTAAAGGAAATGGGATTCCAAGTTGAGGAGGAGTGGGAGATGGATGATAACTCCATAGAATTAACAGTTACACGTTGGACTTAAATTATGACAATTAAATTGGCTCTCCTTAAGTCGGGAGAAGACATTATAACTGACATCACTGAAATGAGAATTGGTGATGATGAACCAAATAGCAAAGTTGTTGGATACTTTTTTGACAAACCATGTGTTGTAAAAATGAGGAATCCTCAATCACAAGCATCTGATGGTAATACAAAAAAAGCAGGATTTGAGGTATCTCTTTTTCCTTGGATGCCTTTATCATCAGAAACAAGAATTCCTGTGACTGCTGATTGGTTAATTACAATGGTTGAACCCACAGCAAAATTAAAAGAAATGTACATTGAGGATGTAGTAAATGGACCAAACAGTAAAAATTCTGTATCTAACAACAAATCAGATTCTGATAACTGAACTTGTTGAGGTTGCTGCTGTTGATATAGGAGCACCCGATTGTAAGATGGTTAATCCATTCACAATAAAAGAAGATCAAACTCTAGAACCTTGGTTGCTTTCTGTGACTAAGGATGATATATTCATGATTAGTTCTGATAAGATACTCACTCTTGCAGATCCAACTCCCACCTTACTTGAAAAATACATCGATCTTACTAAATGAAATTCTATACCAATGTCCAATTAATCGGCAACCAGTTTCTGGTCCGAGGAGTTGACAATGGAAAGAGATATGAACATCGTGATGAGTTCTTCCCCACTCTATTTGTCAAATCTAAAAAAAATCTTAAGACTAAATATAAAACGTTGAGTGGAGAATCAGTTGAAGCAATTAATCCAGGCACAGTTAGGGACTGTCGTGAGTTCTATAAGAAGTATGAAGATATTGAGAACTTTGAGATATACGGGAATGACAGGTATATTTACCAATATATTTCAGAGAAATACCCAGAGGATGAAATCAAGTTTGACATATCTAAGATTAAGCTTGTTACTCTGGATATTGAAACTACGTCTGAGCAAGGCTTCCCTGATGTGGAATCGTGCATCGAAGAGATTCTGGCAATCACAATACAAGACTATACAACTAAGCAGATCGTTACTTGGGGAAGTAAACCCTTTAAGAATACTAGGAATGATGTAACGTATCATCATTGTCCTACAGAGCATGAACTCTTAGGTTCATTTATTAACTATTGGATGCAAGATGTTCCTGATGTGATTACTGGATGGAACATACAACTATACGATATACCTTACATATGCAAACGTTTGAGGAGAGTGCATGGTGAGAAGTTGATGAAACGTATGTCTCCTTGGGGTCTTGTCTCTGAAGGTGAGATACATCTTATGGGACGTTCACATACAACATTTGATGTTGGTGGTGTTACTCAACTTGATTACCTTGATCTTTATAAGAAGTTTACATATAAAGCACAAGAGTCATATCGATTAGATTATATTGCAAAGGTAGAACTTGGTCAGCAGAAGTTAGACCATAGTGAGTATGATACATTTAAGGACTTCTACACAAAAGGTTGGCAGAAGTTTGTAGAGTATAATATAATTGACGTGGAACTTGTTGACCGTATGGAAGACAAGATGAAACTCATCGAACTTGCCATAGTTATGGCATATGATGCAAAGGCAAACTATGCCGATGTATTCTCTCAGGTTCGTATGTGGGATACCATAATCTATAATTATTTAAAGAAAAGGAATATAGTTATTCCACCAAAAGAAAGATCCGATAAGGACGCAAAATACGCAGGAGCATATGTCAAGGAACCAATTCCGGGAAAGTATGATTGGGTGGTTAGTTTTGACCTTAATAGTCTGTACCCTCACCTTATCATGCAGTACAATATTTCACCAGAAACCCTCCGGGAGACTAGACATCCCAGTGCGAGCGTTGAAGGGCTCTTAAATCAGGAGATAAAGATTGATGGGGATTATGCAGTTTGTGCGAATGGAGCACAATACAGAAAGGATGTGCGTGGGTTCTTGCCTGAACTCATGGAAAAGATTTATGAGGATAGGA